GTTTGTTCAGCTGTAGTGGCTACAATAATCCCTGAGTAAGCATAAGCATAATTACCTATAACATTAAGATTTAAACCTGTGGATGCAGTATTTTGCGGTCCATAACCAACGCCTTCAGGCATTGTTTATTTACTCGAACGTGATTGTGCAGCTCGAATCGATAGTCGCGGCGGTCGTTACTGCGACTTGAATATCCAAAGTATTACCAGAAGTTACGCCTAGTGCTGTCTTTTCTTGAACAACGCAGTTAGCTACTCCAGTACCACCACTTGCGGCCTGTGCGATCGCAGGACCCATAAACGTGGCGTCGCCCTCTTGGAGGGCTGTCCCCGTTAACTTGAAACCTGAACAGAAATCCGCTCCAGTTCCTACACTACTTACTCCCATTGATATAGATGAGATCTGCGATACTCCAGAAGGCACAACCAGGCTAAGCCCCGATGATGCAAACTGATTATTCATGCTCTGGAAACTTGTGGTTGCGCTCAACCCAGCTTCCGTACGTGTTACTACTATTGCCATATTATGCCCTTACCTTTATTGGTCCCAGAGAAGCCAAAACGGGTGATCCTCTTGATAATGTTTTAACTGCAACCTTGGCAACCATGCTTCCTATGAGCGTTTTTATGATCGCTTCTTTATTTTTCTTTGCAGCCTTTGATAAAGTGTTTAATCCTGCATTAAGATTACCTGCTAAAAGAGATTGTACCGCCGTCCCTGCCTCTACTTGTGAAATTAAAGCAAGTGCAGTTCCAGTTTCGATTACATTTATTCCAAATTGCCTTGGAGCTCTACGCCTTGCTCTGCCTCTACGTCTAACCATGCCCCGTTTATTGAGTCTTGTTATATAAATGTTCGTGATGTTTGCTTATGTACTTGCCGCACTGATTACAATAGTGTTGTCTTTTGAAATTATATAGTCGTTTCCCCTTTGCATTAGTGCAGGCGCAGGGCCACATTTTAGTATATTTGAAGTTTTGAGCTTCTCTTTTGACTATCCGCCTGACCCATTCGCTAAAAGAGATCTCCTTGTAGCGGCATATTCGCTTTGCTAAAAAGTACCACTCCGCAGTAGTAGGGAATTTGAGGGCCACTTGTTTGAGCGCCCCGCCCCAATGCGGAGTCCGACCCGAACTAATCCCGCCCATTATTTCTCACACATCCATCTATTTTTGGTGTATTCTTTATCGGCCTCTTCAATCATATTAATTTGCATCTTAATATGATTAAATCTTTTCTTCCAAACATCGCAACATTTACAAATCATTTTATCTCTCCAAGCTTAAAGGAAAGAACCCCTATATATGTATATACGGTATATATGGAAAATAAAAGAAGTGGGTGACTACAAAACACAATAAGTATATACTTAATGGAAAAGAGAAGGCGTCATACCTATTATTATTAGTATATACTATACTATATATTATATTATATTATATATTATTCTTTACTTTAGACCTAGTCTAGCCTTGTTCTGAGTCTGTTTTACCCCTACATCGGGGCTGTTTTGGGTGTTTAGTAGCCCTTCTAGGCCACTTCTTTTCATTAACATCTCTGCGACAAGCCCCATGATAGGGTTGTCTTTGGTTATTGCTTTGATTGTACTTTGACCTGTAGCCTCATCCATTTTTTTGCTAGCCGCACCCAGAGAACCAAAAAAAGAAGATTGAAAAGTTTCAAGCATTCCGTGGGTCCGTTCTTCTATCTCATCTATGATGGGTTCAAGAATTAATAAGAGATCGTCATCACTCTCGGATGATTTCGCCCACTCAACCCACTTATCCTTAGATAATTTGGCGATATAATGACTTATTCCAAAATAGAATAATGACCAGACAATAAAGTACCCCAATAGTTCTAATGCAGAAATTACCACTTACAGTCCAAGGCCTTCTTTAGCTCTGGTTAATGCGGTTTCCTTAGCGTAGGTCGGACGTACTACAATACTTTTGAAAGCAGGTTTAGTTATCTCGGCATCCTGTGCCAATTTCAATAATGCAATTATCGCGCCTAAATTCATGCTAGACCGCCGAATTTAAAATCCTTTGGAACTTCAAAATCTTTAATACTACTGTATAGAGTTTCTGCCACTTTTTTCCCCAGTATTGCCGGCCCTAAAGGCGAAACCAATAAATTTACTTGATATGCTTTTTTTAATGTGTCTTTTTGTGGTTCAGTAAGAATTATATTTTGTTCTTCTAAACTTTGCACAAATAAATTATGCAAAATAGGAAGCGCTGCAATTAAAGCCACACCACCTATTAACAACGGGGTATTTTCATTGGCTAAAAGTGTATTGATATTTTCGTGTCTTCTATGTCTGGATAAAGCATCACGTTGGCCAACTGTCAATTTAGTGATCTCTACGTCATCAGGTACAGCCTCGTAAAGGGGACGACCCATTAGCGCCTCTTCTTCTTGCCTGCGGGGGTTTTCCTGAACGCTACTGCCATTTTCTTAAGATTCAGTTTACCGTTACGATATCGGAAGCGGGGCTTCTTGCTGTTAGCCTTAACGTATTTGTTCCATGCTGATAGTTTACGTTTAGGTTTACGTTGCCTTGAACCTCTAGTTGTTAGTGGTGGCCCAAAATCAATGTCAATAGATGATTCAAGAGTTCCGGGGGCGGCAGTCATCCTCATGCCGTCTCTAAAACCCATTTGATAATATTCACGTTCTCTCTTTGTGGGCATTACTGCACCTCTTTACCTTCTAGAACTACGGTCATACTGCCTGTGGGGCCCTGTGCCAGAATCTTCATGCCCGTATTGGGCGGTATAGTATAGTATAAGTTAGGGAATTGGGGCCCGACACCTGCGTCGATGATTAGGAACTTGCTTACGTGGAGGGCCTCTCCGTTTCCCTGTACGGTCCAAGAGAGTGCATCACCCGCAGAACATCCGCTATAATCGAGCGAGACGTTGGTGACGACACTATAGAACCTATTCGGAGAGATAAAGTCCAGTAAGGTTGTACCGCCTGCGGTTAATGCTTCTAGGCCGCTCCAAGCAAAGACATGATCACCAAAAAAGTTCAGGGTCGGCCCCGTCGAAAGTGTCATTAGTCAACCTTGCCATAGATCCGACCAACCAGATTAATGGTTGCGTAATTATCCGCGTCGTCAGCCCCACAAACAGTTTGGATCAGAACATTGGTTAAAGGAGGTATAATTAATTCTTGGCTAACAGTTGAAGGTGCATAGGCATTACTTGTAGGGGCTGTTATTAACGCTACAATTTGACCATTAAAAGATATTTTGTAACCACCTTGTCTTTGAGTAACGTTAGCATATTGTAAATAAGCATTACATTGTATATCGGCAATGATTATAGCATTTGGTGTAAAAAATTCTAGTGCTGTTTGTTCAGCTGTAGTGGCTACAATAATCCCTGAGTAAGCATAAGCATAATTACCTATAACATTAAGATTTAAACCTGTGGATGCAGTATTTTGCGGTCCATAACCAACGCCTTCAGGCATTGTTTATTTACTCGAACGTGAT